CTGATGGTGTATATCACAGAATGCGTAACAATGGTAACTTAGTACAATACAATCGTGGTGAGTTCACAGCTAACTTGATTCGTTCTGTATTTGGTGACTTATTCTACAGACGTGTGGATGTTAAAGACAGACGTGTTAAAATGTACACTAATGAAGCTGGCTTTGACGTATTCCAACAAGCTTTAAAAACAGATGCTTTAAATTCTGGTTTAACTTTCATGGCTGATTCTGGTAATCGTTACATGCAAGGAGAAGGTCAACACATCACTTACAACTTTGCATTCGATGCAATGGTTACTCGTGAGACTGGTCGTGTTGAGTTAATTCACTTAAAAGAATTAGACCTTCCTCAAACAAACTTAGAATTTGGACAAAACAAGAAGTCTACTCCTGTATTCATGGTGTTTGATGTATCTCCTATGAGCGATGGCTCAATGATCAACAACATTCGTGAAGTACGTATGAAGGGTGCTCCTTCAATGACTTGGGGTTATATCGATGGTACTCGTCACCACTTAGGCTTTGCTAAGTCTCAAGGTATGAGTTCTGCGAACAAATTCCCTGGTTATGAATTATGGATGAAAGATCGTTGTGATGTTTTCATTGAAGATTTGTCTCGTACAGTTTTGATTGAAGAAATACCACAATTCTAATCTAAGGATTAGGATTACTATACAGAGAAGAATTACCCCCCACTCCTCCCAGTGGGGGAGTCTTCTCACACAGATGGATGGTTCAACTTAATGTTGAACGCAGACCCTTCAATGGGAACCATCTGCAATAAACCAAACAAAAAAAAACAACTACATTATGGGTAAGATAGGAAAAATCTCTACTATTAAGAAAGAGTACAATAATTCACAATTGCAGACAATGCAAGGTGGACTTGCAATGAAAGGATACACTAGAATTCCTGGTACAGGAGTTTTTAAATATCCCTACAAAGAGTTAGATGGTCAGTATAGAACAGGGTTAGATCCTAAAGCTGCTTACATCAGAAGAATCTCTGATCCTCTTGAAAGAGAGATGGAGATTGAAAGAGTAACAGAATTAAAACAAAAGCTTGAAGATGCTTTGAACGTTGATTTAAATCCTCGTGCTCAGTTCTGGAATTATGGCTTATCAACTTCTGTTGATGACTCTCTGCACGTGCAACCAGTTAAATTGTCAGATGGTGATAATTATTATGACTTAAGTATTCCATTACAAGAATTAGCATTCTCATGGTTAAGAGTTCATCCAACAATTGCTTCTAGCTATCAAGCTTGGGAGCGTGGTGAATATCCAGCAGACGTTCAATATTATGTTGCTGATGATGAGATTGAAAGTAAAGTGATCTTTAAAAAGAAACAACTTATTAATAAAGCAATCATCAAGTTTGATGATATGACTCCTGAAAAGAAGAAGAAGGTAGCTCGTCTACTTGGTCTTCCAATATCAGATGATTCAAAAGAAGAATCTGTATACAATCAGGTGGATAACCTATTAAAACAAACAGAATTCAAGAATGGCAAATATCAAGGGTTAAGTCCAATTGAGGTGTTTAACAGATTTGCAGACATGAAGGAAAACTTACTCCATATTAAAGACTTGGTTAAACAAGCAGTTGCTCACTCAGTATATAGAGCTAAACCAAATGGTAAGATCTATGAAGGTGAGTTTGAAATAGCTAAGGATGAAGATGATTTAGTTAAGTTCTTAGCAGATGATGATAATCAAGATCAATTATTGATTTTAGAAGGTAAATTAAAAGGTAAAAAAATAGCTGCATTATGATCCCTGTAGATAGTTTATTATACAAAATTGATCAGAAACTAAATAAACTATCAACAAATGAACATCAACAAATCAACCTAGAAGATAAAATTCTAGCGTTGAATGAGGCTCAGATAAAGCTTATAAAGCAAAAGGTTGATGGTTTTAGTACTGTATCAGGACAAGGTTTAGATGCGTTTAAAAAACGCTATGAAGACCTACAAAGTCTGGTGATGACCTACAACCATCAACCTCTTGACTTACATATAAAGAATGTTGAATTAAATCAATGGGCTGCAAACATCCATGCACTTGTTCCAACATACATGTTCTACATTGATAGTTATGTATTGGCAGACAAGGGAGTGTGTACAGATAGAAAGATTTGGATTAATAGAGATCTTGCTAAACATGGTGATCTACAATACTGTTTAAACAACACGCATTATAGACCATCATTTGAATATCAAGAAACCTTTAACTTCCTATCCTCTGATGAAATCTCTATATTTACAGATGGTACATTTACACCAACTAAAATATACATTTCATACATGCGTTACCCACAATATATAGATAAAGTTGGTTACGTTAGATTTGATGGCACAAATTCAATAGATTCTCCTTGTGAACTAGAAACCTATCTTGAAGATGAGTTACTAGATCTTACAGTACAAAATTTAGCAATGTACACAGAAAATCAATCTGCTGTTCAAAGCTCTATATATAGAATACAAACAAACGAGTAATTTTTTACAATTTAAAATAAAACAAAATGGCAGATTTTTCCCTAACCACGCTCTTTGTTGTACCAGTAGGCAATACTTTACCTAGCTCTGGCTCAACACAAGATTTAACAGCTGGTCAATTTGGATTGTTTCGTAGTGATTATACAGTGGCTAACGCTGGTAACATTGCAGCATCCCCCTATTTTTATGTAGCTCAAGGTAGAGTAAACACTTATTTACAAGGATCTAAGCGTTCAGATAAAATTTCTGGATGTCCTTCAGGTTCTTCTTGCAAATCTAATGTAACAGAATGGTACAAAGTTACAGGATGTGCTACAGTAGCTAACCAAGTAACTGAAGTTGGTGGTTGGACAGTAAAATGTGGTGAGATCGTAACATTAACGTTACGTGGTCACTCTTCTTACGTTGACACCTTATACTTCAATGGTTTCACTCGTAGTGTAACTGTACAAGCTCCATGTTGTGATTGTGGTGGTGATCCTTGCACTGATGTAGACGTTCCTGCATTAATTGATCAATTTATCATCAAGTTAACACAACAAGCTCCTGGTGATAACCCAGACAACATTAGCTTTAACACTTTCTACCAATTCCAAAGAGTTGGTAATGATGCAAATGCTGTATTAGTTATCTCTGGTAAGCCTCTAACTCAATATGGTCAACCATGTGACGTTGCTGCATTCCCTTGGGAGTATGACAGATTTTACTTCCGCACATTTGTGTATTCTGGTCCTGCAACTACTGCTGACTTTATTGTGGCTGACAGATGTAACTTTGTTGCTGAACCTGTTATCACTCAACGCTCTAGCTACCCTCTAGGTACTTCTGCAGAAATTCAACAATTAGAAAAGAATTTCTATAGCTACCAAGCTGGTTACTTAAAGCATTTGTACAGAATGGTTGGTTATAACGAAAACTTTGAAAGTTGGGTAACAGATGGTACTACCTATGATACCTACTACATCAAGTTTAACGAGTATGACAAGTCAGCTTATCAATGGGGTGATTACATTATGGAAGATAGCACTGTAATTATAGCTAGTCCTCAGAGCTTAAGTGCTGCAATTGAAGCTATATTAGAAGCTGCTTTAGGAACTGTTGCTAATGATAACGCTTGTATTACAACAACGTCTACCACTACAACTGTATGGCCTAGTACTTCAACAACAACTACTTTAATTCCTTAATAGTAAGGTAGTTATCATATTAACCTATGCCAGAGGGTGAGAGGATATTCTCAAATCCTCTGGCATTTTTATTTTAAATAACATGGTCTTAGATATATTGGTAATACCAACTTACAATACCTTAACACTAGGTATTGCTGACGCTTCAACATATGACACAGATCCTCCTGTTGTGAGCTCCCCTACAATAGAAATAACAGTACCCAATTTTGGAGTGGTATCTTTACCATTTGTTCCAAATGATTTTAATATATTCAATTCTACATCTTTAGGACTTAGCCTTGTAGGTGAACCATTAATTCCTCTACCAGATGGCATATACTATCTAAAGTATACAGTGGCACCTGCTCTCACTTATCATGTAGAAAAGAACATCATGCGTACTGAACTTATACAAGAAAAGTTTGATAATGCTTTTATGAAACTTGATTTAATGGAATGTGATCTTGCTATTAAAACACAATCAAAGGTGACATTGACTAGCATCTATTATATGATATCAGGTTCAATAGCTGCTGCAAACAACTGTGCTGTAGATACTGCTAACAAGCTTTATATACAAGCAAACAATATGTTAAATAATTTTATTAGGAGCAACTGTGGTTGTTCTGGCAATAATTACATCGTTAACTTTTATTAATATGGCAAACTGTAGAAACTGTGGAGCTAAATTTGGCTGTGGATGTCAATTGATTAATGGCTTATGTTCAGCATGCAATGCTGCTGTTAAACAAGCTACAAACCTTATTAAATATGTTGCAGCCAAGATTAACTAACTGTATAGAATGTGCAAGCATCCCTGTCTTGCTTCAAGATATTGACTATAAGCTAACTGAGTTAGCTAAGATTCAATATAACAATATCATATTCTCTATGAACTATAGCCTTGCGTGTAGTCCAATTGGTGAGTTGTTGAATTACAAAAGAATACTAACATACAAGTATTGTAATCCAGACTATGCCAACCATTTCTCTGTACAAAGAATAGCTAGTAGAGTTAAAATTTTAATTCATAAATAAATTATAAAATGCCAGAAGATACCACTACTACTACTACTACAAGTACCACTTCTACCATTACAACAATAAGACCTTGTGATGCCTGTTATAATGGCTGTGTAGAGATTGTATCTGATCAATGTGTTAGATATACAGGTATTGGCTCTGAAGCATTGGGTATTTCAACAGGAGACTCATTGCTCACTGTAGAAAATATATTGATTGAAAAGGTTGTATCCTTTTTAGATGGAACAGGTATTGATATCACTATCAATCCATCATACTATTGTGAACTTGTAAGTCAATACTTACCAGAAGGAACACCTAATTTAGTAGAAGTGTTATCTGCTTTAGTAAGAGCTGCTTGTGAACTTCAAGCACAATATGATATAGGAGTAGGACTTATTTTTGAAATAGAAGCTCCTTACACAACAGAATGCCTTACAGTGACTCCTGGAAACTCTGTAACACATCAAGTATTACAAGCTGTTATAACAAAGCTTTGTGTTGTAGAAAGTGACCTAGCTGCTCTTACATTAGATCTAGATACAAACTATGTTAAGCTTGCAGACCTAGATGCTTTAATTGCAGCTTATTTAGCTAGTCAAGCAGGTGGTTCTACTCAACAGTCTTCAAAGATGGTTCCTTTTGTAGCATATGAATATTATGGGTCATTAACTAACTTTGATGGAACAGGTGCTGGTATTCCAGCAAATGGCTTCAACAAGGTGTATCTATGCAATGGCTTAAATGGCACTCCTGATAAAAGAGGACGTGTTGCTGTAGGAGCTATTGCTAGTGTACCTCCTGTAGGAATTGGTCTTGATGCTGCTGTTAATCCTTCATTTGCTGGAAATCCTAACTATGCTTTGTCTGGTACAGCAGGAGCAAATACAATAGTACTTACTCCTTCACAACTTGCAAATCATTCACACAATGCTTTAGGCACAGCAACTGTTACATTAAATGATCCTGGTCATAGTCACTATGTTGGTAACACACCAGAAGGTTGGAGTAGTGCAGGTAGTATTGGTATTGTAGATAGAACTCCTACCAATGTTCAAACAACAACAGCTGTTACAGGAATTACAGTGACTTCTAATAGTGCTAATAATGTATCTATAACAGTTGAACCTACAGGTGATAACGCAGCTCATTCAAACATTCAACCTGTGATTGCTGCATATTATATAATGTACATCCCTTAATAAAAAACAATGGTTAATATTTATAATCCATGCTATACCCCAGAAGGACAAACTGCAGGTCCTGGATATTGCATTGGTACAAACAATGTAAAGTATACAGGTCCTAATCTTCCTAATACAGGTATAGACACAAATGATAACGTAACAGTGGCTCTTCAAAAGATAGACGCTGATTTAGATCCAACACTATTGGCCCAAACAATATTAACTGCTATTGGAAATAGTGTACAATTAAAAACTGCTCTTTGTAATCTATTGAGCGAATGTCCATAACCTAGTAAAATCAACTTAAAATATGACAGTCTTAGTAACATTAACCCTAGCTGGGGCAGATACAGGCCCTTTTGACATCTATTCAGATGCAGATGGGTACACTACACCCTTAGCTTCTGGTGTATCAAAATCAGCCTTAGAAGCAGGATACAGCCTAACAGGTGTACCTGATCTTGCTACAATTATTAGAGTGACCTCTACAGAAACATGTACCAACTCTATTGACATGCTTATTGCTGGAGGAACCACAACCACTACAACTACTACAAGTACAACTAGCACAACCACAACAGCAGCTCCTGTTGAATATGATTTGTATTTAGCTGATGAATATTCTTGTGATTTCCCTGGATGTACATTACAAAACACAAATGTTGTTGTAGCACTTCCTTCTGGAACTACACCTCAATATGGTAAGTTCTATCCTCCTCAAGCTCTTGATGGCTTTAGTTACTTGTTGCAATCAACAACATTAACTGGTCCTGGAAAGATATTGCTTACATTAAACTATACAAACTGTAGCCTAGCTTGCTCAGTGTAAATAATCAAAAACTCTGTTTGTTGGTTTACAGAGTATCCCCTGGCCTTTCTAGGCTGGGGGTTTTTGTTTTAACTCTAACAAAAAAAGTTATTCTAAATAATTAAATTAGTTAGTAAATTTTTGGGTATATCAAAAATAGTTCCTATCTTTACGCTAATTTTAATTAAACTTAGCTACATATGCCTGAAAACCAATCCTTACTACAACAGTTAGAAGACATTCTACATTGGAAAAAGAGCAAGAAGTTCTACGCTGATAAGCTTGGAATTACAGAATTAGAGGTTGATGATTTACTAAAAGAACTAAGAAATGAAGAGGTGGCTCAAGAAAATGCAGAGATTGGAAACTATATAACAGACTTAGAAGATAGGGTTGTTAAGTTTACAGAAGACCTTGTAAAGGGTACAGGAGAGGTGGTAGCTAATTTTAGCGAAGAAGTAAAGAGCTTAGATGAGTTAATTAATAAGTGTAAGATAGATACAGAGAAATGGGAAATAACTAAATATGTACAAAACTTCTGGGGGAATGGTGGAAATCCTCATTGGCAAGTCAAAGCATGGTTAGGAAAGAAGTCTACAGAGCAAGTTTTTCAAGATAGTTTTGTAGACTTTTTAGCTTCATAT